CACCATAGACATGGCCCGTGAGGCTGGGATTGAGTTTCAGCGCATCATGGGGCTGCTTGGTAAAGAAACCATCAGCACAATGGGCAGTCAGCGACTCGAAAAAATTGAACGGCTTGTTGCCATTGTTCGTGCTGATGAGCGCGCCCTTGCAGCACCTGTGATAAGCGCAGGACCGATCACGCCAGCGATGCAAGCAGGCCCGACACCCGAGGAGAAAGAGAAGCTGGTGCAGGCTATGCAGAGTGCGTATCCCGCAGCACCTGTGCAGGAGCCTGTGGCAAAACTTCAGGTTACTCTGCAAGACAGGCCGATTGACATTGAACTGGCTCAGTACAAGCGAATGTTTGAGGCGGCTTGTTCTGCGCTTGGAGAGGTTAGTGAGGCACTTGGTTGCGACCCCAATGAAGGCGGTTCAGAGCCATTGATTGAGGCAATTGCGAGACTTAAATCGAGTTCTTATGAGCCAATTGCTTGGATGGTTTACACACTTGATGGCAAGTCGGTATTTGTAACAGACAACCCGACAGACTTTACTGACGAGCATCGTGCATTGCCGCTCTACACCACCCCACCCGCAGCACAGCGGCAGTGGGTTGATATGCCTGAGCTGGAATTGCTTGGCGCATACGAAGAAGAACAGCAAGGCCGCTGGGGCGATCACGTTCGTGGACTCCTCAATGTCCAAGCCAAACTCAAGGAGAAGAACGCCTCCTAGCGCTTCCCAGATCTCTGCCTAGAGTTGATATCAGCCTGCCACTGATCGCGGCACTCAGGGCCGCAGAAGCGCCTGTCAGCGGCCACAGACTCTTCGCAGTAGTGGCACAGGCCAGTCGGCTCAAGTCGGTGGTGTGGCTGCCTGGCGGTGGTCAGGCAGGCCTCTCGCTCTTGCTCTTCGCGTAGGGTAGCTTGGTCGGAAACGTCGGTCATAAAAAAGACCCGACACAGAGGCCGGGCAAAGTGGCCAAAGCCACGGAGACAACTGTGTTAAGCCTTGCCTTTGATGCGTTCAAATGTGCGAAGGCCACCCAAGCCTAACATGCCGGTCAGCAAGACCATCAAGGTCTCATTGTCTATCGGAGGCAAAGGCGGCACAGAACCGCCACAAACAGCCACCAGCCACGGCAAAACAGGCTGCAGGAGGAACTGGTACACCAGGCCAAAAACGCACGCCCAGCCTGTCGCTGGACGCCAACCGCCACGGAACATGTCGGTGCCAGCCTCGACCTTGTTGACCTCAATCTGGCCAAGCGCCATCTTGGTCTCTGCGTCCAGGACGGCCATCTCGCCTTTCTGGGCCAGATCCATGAGCTTGATCTTGGCCTCTGCGCTGGCTTGTGGGTCGGGCAGCACCTTTTCCAAGACGGTGCCAATCACAGGGATGAGTGCTTGCCAGATCATGGGTATTTCCTCCTGTCAAGCTCAAAGTGTGGGCCGTCCTTGAACGTGCGCCAATCACCACCCCAGACGATGGCCACATCAAGCTGCTTTGCGGCCTCTTTCATGGCCGCAGCAATTTTGTGATACAGCGGCCAGTCCCAGCGCACATCGCCATCCACCCAGGCCCCAAGATCGACCGCGTGGCCGGTGATGTGGCGCGAGTTGAGGGTCTGGCTTGCGCCTGCCTCCATGAGCGTTTTCTGGCGCTCAGGAGTGCGCAGGCCTTCCAGCACGGTGAAGTCGATCGTCGTGATCTCGATGGCACGCTCGACGACTTTCACCAGGTCTTCGTGCACGCCTTTGAGACGTTGCACAGATCGAGGCCCGAGCTTGTACATGGTCAGTGACCTTTCCAGTGGCTGGCCATGAAGCCAACCAGTGCCGACAACCCAGACGCGATACTCATTCCAAGCCAGAGGCCGCCCTTGGATTTGTTGGCCAAAGCCACAAGCTCCTCAAGCTGGCGCTCCATCTTGTCCATCTTCTTGTCCATGTCCTGCACGCGCTGCCACAGACCCCCATACTTCACGAGGTCAATGCCGCCATCCTTCTCTTCAGCCATGTCAGGACACTCCATCGATTACAAGCCCTGGCCGGGCGTGATGTAGACGGTGGTCGCTGCAGCTGCAAGACCGCTAAAGTAGGTGTCCTTGTTGAAACGCAGGATTTCAACTGCACCAGGCAGCAGCACGATGGCAGGTGATGGATTACCGGCAACAGGAGCCACGGCGCTGGCTGTCGCCTCTGCTGCGCTTGCGCCAGTGCCCAAGAAAACAGTGTTTGTGCCAGCGTTCACAAAGCGATACTGGCCAGCGTTTTGAGGGTTGAACTTCTCGTAGACGGGAGCTTGGACGCCAGCAGGCGCGACGGCAGCGGCTGCCACGACGACGGTCTCGCCTTGCGGGTTGAATGCGATTTGACTATTGGTTGCCATGATGACTCCTTAAAAAAGAATGCGCTTGTTTTTGCGCCGGTTGTAAATGTATCGCCCTACCTGCAACTGGTTGAAGTCCCAGCCAACGTTATTCCCACCATCAACGTTATTGTTCGTGAGGTAAGCATTCCAAGTGGCACCACCCGTGGCGTTGATGTCTTGGATTGTCAGATAACTGGCGCTCACCGTGCCGCTGGCTTGCGACAGAGTGGCTCGTGAACCTGCGAGTGTTGATTGCAAAAACTTCTGATTAGTGCCGGATGTGGCGAACGCGCCTACTGTGCTAGTGACTTCGTTCTTGAGCTTGATGGTGCCTGCGGTAAAAGTAAATGCTCTCGTTGACCCTTGCGTCAAAGCATCTTGGCATTGCCACTCGCCACCAGGGCCATTAAACGTGATTGGAAAATCTAACGTTTTCCCGTTGCATGTAATCGTGTTCCCAAGTGTTCGAGCAGCAAACGTGGTTGGTGACGTGCCTGCGGCCAGTGTGGCAGACGCGGACACTGCAAAGCTGCCGTACAGCGTTCTTGTTCCAATACTCAAAGTTCCGCCGAAACCAGACAAGTCAAATGTGCGTAATGATGTATTGCCGCCCATCGCAACAGTGTCTGATCCAGCGGTCACATACGCGCTGAACGTGTTTGTTCCACTTGTTGTAATTCCAGTCGAGCCGCCTTGAATTGTTCTAGTTCCTGATGCTCCTGCGTAAAACAACTCAACACGCGGTTCACCGATGATTGTCAGTCCCGTAACTGTAGCAACAGATAAAACTACGGCATTACTACCAGTAACGACAATTTTTCCAGAAGTCCCAAAATCTAATGTTCTTGTCGCTGTGCTGGAGCAGTTGAAAATTAAACATGTAAAAACTTTGTTGTTGAAGTTAAACCTACTTCCATAGATCGTAGATGTCCCAGCAGTAGTCGTTATGTTGTCTTGCAACGTCCATTCGCCACCAACTCCATCAAATTTCAGAGCGCTTGCAAAAACAACACCGCCAGACGTAATGTTGTGTGACCCAGAAGTTGCAGAAAATGTGATGGTGCCAGTGTATGTGCGCGTCAGATTCGTAGATGACAGATTAAATCCGCCATAGACTGACAGCGCCGCAGACCCAGCCAAGGTCATGCCTTGATCTAGGCCTTGAATAGTCAAGTCACGGCACACCGCGCCAGTGCTGATTGTGACTGTGAATGGCGCTCCATTGTCTGACGCGCCATCAAAGACAACATCATCAGCCAATGTCGGAGCAGCACCTGCTGGCGTTGTGCGGCCTATGTCACTAAACCAGTTTGTCGCGTTGGAAGAACTCCACGTTCCTGTGGAAGTTCCTCCGCTTTGCCCCCAATACAAAGTAGCCATTCTGCGTCCTTACATGTAATCGATCATAATCAGACCGACATATCCGTTTACAGTTCCTGATTTGACTACTTTCATTTTCCCGTCCCAGTTCACACCATCGTTGATTAAGTTGATAAGTGGTGTTCCAGCAACCGTCACGATGTTTGCTTCAAAATGACCTGCTTGGTTTGCGGTAGGCGTGATGGATGCGACCAAATGATCGACACCGGAAACCACAATATAGAGGTCTAAAACAAACGCCGATCCTGCGTTCACATCGTCGCGCAACAAGCGGAACTTACACGGACGGCCATAAAGCGGGAGAGTAATCAGATCTGTGGCTGGATCAGTACCCGATCCAAACCCAAGATTAGTTGGATTTACAAACACTAATGTTTTTAGCTGGCCGAGTTGCCAATCGCCCGCATAAATTGACTGCGCAGGGTTTGACAAAACGGTGTACCCACCCCCGTCAACAGTAGATTGCAAACCCTCGTTTTGGTATGAAATTTCAGCAGGGATGGATCGGTAATTTGTAGCTGCAACTCCAGCACTGCCGTAGGCCGTAACAGTTGAAATGCGCTTGTAGTTCAGATTCTGGCATTTCTCCATCACGATGGCACCATACTCGCGATTGGCAGAGAGGTTGGTCGTCATGTAAGCCTCAACATCCAGCGGCGTGTTTGAATGGATGTTGGAGAACTTAGCGAAAGTGCGGCCGCCAAAACGGGCAAAGATCGTTGCGCCCCCTGTCACGATTGGCATGTCATCAATGATGACGCGAAGGCTGTTTGACACCGTAACAGTGCTGGCGGTGTCTTGGTTAATAAGCGGGGCAGTACCACCACGCATCTCAACACGAACACCTTTAGACGCAAACTGAGATGTATCTGCAAAACCGGCCGCGGTGCTATAGGTGTAGCTAAGGTAAGAACCCTTGCCGATAACCGATCCGCCAATATGGTTGATGGTGGCGCCGCGCTCTAACTTGATGTGCGTCCATGCGTCTCCGACACCCTCGTCGTCGTTCTCCATGTCGAGACCGATAAGCTGGTGATTTACGGCTTGCGTGTTGTTGTAAATCAGGCCAGTTTCGCAGTTGCGAATCTTGGAGTGCAGGAACATCACCTCTGAGCAATGCGCATCGTTTACGATCAGTGTCGCACCATCAAATCGAACACCTTCTTTGAAACCAAAAACTCGGACGTTTCGGAAAAGCATCTTCCATGACGGCGACGGACCGGCAGGATCTGGCGTAATGTCTCGGAAATAAAAACCACGCGAAGTATGCCGTGTTTCGTCTTGAAATTCTAGGTCGCTGACTTCCAAATAGTTGACATTTGTATCGACAAAGAACATGTTCTTAAGGACAGTTGCATTGTCGAAATAAATACGAGTTGAGTTTCCGTTTTCTCCAAAAAAACCAAACGACCGAACGAAATTTGCGTTCAACAACGAAATTGTGTCGGTGATTTTGTAGAAGCCCGCTGGAAAAAATATGCGCTTGCCAGTCGCAAGGCCGTAGTCCATTGCGGCTTGGATTGCTACGGTGTCGTCAGTGCCGGTGCCTGTGGTTGCGTTGTAATCACCTACAGCACCAAAGTCCTTGACGCTGGCGTATTCGCGCAACTTGGTTTGCACGGTAGTAGCGACGGCTCCGGTGCCTGACGGGTCATATTCGACTTGGCCGGCGTTGATCGTACTGATGACGCCACCGTTGTAACGCTCAGTGGCAGCTGGTGCGCTGTAAACAACGCTGCCGTTCTTGTTCATCACGCGAATGCTGTAGTCGCTGTTGACGTACAGGCGTGCAGGGGTGCCGTTGCGTGAAGGGTAGCCGTTGAGGGTGCGGATGGGCTGGCCTGCTGGGATGGTCAGTGCATCGTCCCAGTAGACGTTGATGGGGTTGCCCTGGGGGTCGAGGTTGGCCGCGCCAATACAGATGTAACCGTTCTCCAATGGCAAGCCGTCCGTCTCGGTGAAGATCGGATAGGTTGGCTGAATGCTGAGTGCGGACATTTACTGGTTCTCCTGGATGGTGGATTGTCGCTCAAGGCTGCACTGGTGGCAATGCGTTGAGGGCTTCATTGATTCTTGCCTTGGTGCGCCCTTCCTGGCGCATCTTGATGATCTGGCGCAGGCCAGAGGCCACTGGCAATGGCAAGCCTGTGAGTGCGCCTGTGGCCCCAGCTTCTGCCATGGCTGCAAGCAGCGTGCCAGCTGTGCCTGAGCTGTTCACCAACGTGCCTGGTGGCACTGTGGTGACGTAGCGCACCACGTCGTCAAGATCGCGCACGATCTGTGCGTTTTTCTTGCCCAGGATGACGTCGAGTCTTCCATTGGCATCAAGAGCTTGCACGGATTGGTGTAACTTGGCAGGGGAGATCAATGGACGGTCTTGCGAGTCCATGCCCATGCCCTTGGTGGCCTCGTCTCTGATGTGACGCACTGTTGCACCTTGCAGCTCTTTGAGGGCTTGCTGGCCATCTTTGCCACTGGTGACCAAGACACGCTTCAAGAACGTGATCTCCTCTGGAGACGAGTTCAAGATGGACTTGCGGAAAACCTGGTCGGCTGCGACCTGGGGATCTTCCATGCCTTTGCGGTTTTTGATGAGACGGGCGACGATGGCGCGATTTTCGTACTTGCGTGCCTGGTCGATGCGGGTCTGACGGGCCTTTTTGTAGAGGTCGCCACCCATGCCTTCGGTCTCAGCGTCAAAGACCCGGCGTAGGCTTCCGCCGTGGAACTGGTCTGCACCTTCAAAGCCAGCACGCTGGAAGGTCTGGCGCAGGCTTTCTGCTTGCTTGAGGGTGATGGGCTGAGCAACCAGTCTTCCGTCTGCGTCTGGAGCTGCTGCACCGATTGCGATGGCTTTCTGCTGGGCTGCTTTAAGGACAGGGGCCAGATCTCCCTCTGGGATGTTCTCGTTGATGTAGTCCACCACCGAGGTGAGAGTGACGTTGTTCTCCAATTCGCCAGCTTTCTCGGCTGCTTTGTAGGCTGCGCGAGTCCGGTTTTTGGCGGCTGTGAGGCCTTCGGTCAAAGACTTGACGACAGCTCCGCCAGTGCTGGACAAGTCCATGAGCTGGGCGTCTGTCATGTCAACCAAGGCGTCAAAGTTCTGCAAGGCTTGCAGGTTATTTTCCTCGGCACGCTGGCGCAGTGGGCCGCCCAGATCGCTCTTGATCTGTTCCTTCTCGAAGGCCAGCTGCTGCGCGTCCCTGGTGGCCGCGCCTTTGGTGAGGGTGACGGGCACTGGCAGGCTTTCTGCTGTGGTAGCGCGTCGCAAAGCCTCTGGGGTAGCTGCTGCACCTCCTGAGACACGCGCACCGGCTGCTGCTGGGGCTGTGGTGGCCACGGCTGGGGTCTCCATGCCCAATGTCTCGCGCACGGCTGTGGTGGCCGCTTGCACTGGCTTGGCGATGGCTTGGCCTGTCGTCTTGGCCGCCTGCTGGACTGCTGCTGCACCACGCTGGGCTGTAGCCTGCGTGATGGGGGCTGCGCTACGTGCTGCTTGGGTGAGTGCTCCTGGGGCTGCAATCATGGGCATGACTGGTGGCAGGACATTGGCCAGAACTTGCCCCACGGCTTGCACCTGCTCCTGGCCAGCTTGGGTGCGTGGCTGGTAAGTGAGCGCCTGTGCGCCTTTTGCCGCGGCTTGCTCGACCGCACGCATGGCTTCTGGCGTGCCGAACTGACCTGAGAGGATCTGCTGGGACAAGCCCTGGAGAGTTCCGGCCAGTGTGCCGAGCGTGCCACCGACTGCGCCAGTGCCAAGGGTCAGTGCTGTTTCACCAGTACCGACGATCTGATCCATCACGCTTGGTTGCTGTGGCAGTGGTGCGTTTTGCTGCTGGAAGGTGGCCGTGGTTTCTTCGCCTTTGGCCAGCTGGTAGGCCTGTGCCACTGTGTCGAACTCAGGCGTTCCGCGCTTTGCGGAATTTTTGACAATCCATGCTGCGTATTCGTCGGCTGTTGCCATTTATTGACCTCCGCGCAGGATTGCGTCAGCTTGCGACCGAATGTTGTTCTGCGCAGCCATTGGCGCAGGCGTTCTCGGTGTTGGGATCTGCTCGACAAGTGAGCTTTGGGTTGCTGGGTTGTACCGCTTAGAGACATCGCCAACGATGCGCTGGGCAAAGTCGTTGAAGGTCTCGCCAGGCTTGGTGGAGTAGTCGCCAGCAACAAATGTGTTTTTGGCGCGTGTGAGCGTGCCGTTATTCTGAGCAAGCCAGTCTGTCTTGGCGTTGCTGATGGATGCGTCAACATCTTGCAGCTTGGCCATGCCACGAAGGAAGGCCGACAGGTCTGTGGCCGATGCGTTATCACTTGGAAAGCCCTTCAAAGCCATCGCGATGTCTTTGTCTGTGGCTGGGCCTGGTGGCAAAGACTTGATGGCCGCCGTGTTGCGAAGGCGTGTGTATTCTTGGCGCAATTGCGTCATACCGCCCTGGAAGCCTGCGCCCTTCTTCAAGAAGTCTGAGGCGCTGGAGAACACACCGTAACCACCGCCAGATGCGTCGAGGCGTTTGGCCAAGTCGTTGAACTGGTCAGCTGACTGCTTAGATGTAGCTGCGGAAACAGCAGACTCATTGATCAGCTTGCGAGTATCGGCTGGGATGTCGTTCAGATTCTTCTGAATGCTGGACAACTTTTCGGCCACGGTTGCGGCTGTGGTTTGCTGGTCCAGATTCAAGCGTGCAGAGCGATCACTGATTTGGCTTCGCAGGTTTTTGACGTTCCAGTTCTTTTCGTCCAAACCTGCCTGTTGCAAACGCTCTGCGAATGCTGCTTCGATGGCTGCTTTTTCTGCCTCTGCCTGAGCTTTTGTCAGTTCTGCAGGTGCTTTTGCTTCTGCTCGCGCAGTTCCCAAGCCTTTGTCGATGTTCTCAAACATCTCTTTTGCGCCTGGAATCATGCTGGTGTTTTGCACCAGGGCTTTGAAGGCCATGGCAGGGCCACGTGCTGGGTCTGCTGCTGCGTCTGCAATTCGCTCAAACAAAGAGGCATCATCCTCGTCGCCGCCGTTGCGTGCAGCCACGGCACGTTCGCGCAAGATCTTTATGCCTGTTTCTGGGTTGACTTGCAATGCGGAAAGGATCTGACCTGTCGATTTCAGGACACCTTGCTGTTGCTCTTTGCTGATGCCTTCCATGTAAGGCAGGAAGGCTTTGGATTGCTCGGGAGACAGGATGGCAGCGAAGCGTGCAGCATCGCGCATTGTTGGGTTTGGATTGGCGAAGAATCGTGCTTGCTCTTGGGCCAGTTGTTGCTGTTGCTGCTGTTGCAGTTGTTGCTGGCGTGCGAGTTCGGCACGTTTGGCCTCGACGTCAACGATGGTGGCACCGAGCTTGTAGCCTTGGGCCGCCTGAGCGAATGGGTCTGCGACCTGCGCTAAATAGTTGATGGGTTGCATGTTGGTGTTTCCTTAGAAACCGCTGATGGCGGCATAGTCGGCTTGCGACATGCTGGTTGGGCCAGAGATGGCCGTGCCGCTGAATGGGCTAGATGTTCCGCCGAAGAGCTTGCCAAAACCGCCAGCGCCTTGGATGGCTCCAAATGCTTGATTAATGCCGCCGGTCAATGCCTGCTGCTGGCCTAAGATGCCACCAGCCTGCGCCTGGCCTTGCTGCCCCATGAGGTTGGCCACGTTTGCGCCTGTTTGCTGGCCGAATGCTGCTTGGCGTGCTGCTGAGGCTTGGCCGACGTTGGTCAGTCCGCCCAGGCGCTCGTATTGTTGGCTGATGAGGCTTGAGAGCAGGGCAGGTCGGAACTGCGCGAGTGCGCCTTGCACGTTGCCGCCACGCAATCCACCAGTGGCAGATGCGTTTTGAAGGATGGCGTTTTCACCCTGCTGTTGCAAGGCCTGAAATTGTGGGCTGCTTTGCAGTGCTTCGATGGCTTGCTGTTGTGCGCCTGGTGCACCAAGTCCAAGCAAAGCCTGCTGCTGGCCGATAGCGCCGACACCGGCTTCTCGATACGGTGCAAGCAGTTTGGTGATTTCGTCAAACTGGCGACGTTGCTCGTCGATGCCTGCCTGTACTGATTGCTGTTGGGCTTGTGAGGCTTCACCAACTGCTTCTCCGCCTTCAATCGCACCGCCAAGTGCAGAGCCGATAGCCCCACCGATAGGCCCACCAAAATAAGATCCTGCAACTCCGCCTAGTGTGCTAAGTAAACCCATAAAACACCTCAATATTCATTGGATGCCGCTGGTAGCAATTTTTCTCAGCGGCTCGATTTTCCCACATTTTGACGAACCGTCAATCTTCCATCTCGAATTCGCGCTCTTCCCAGGCTTGGCATGACCTCATGTCATGACAAATAAAGTCAAACTTGTGGCAGTACCCGCGATAGCCTGCGTTTTGATCCCATTGATTGCGTGGGATTCTTTCCATTTTTGCTTGCATCAATGGAGTTGCCTCAAAATACTCGCAGTTGCTGCACCGACGACGACGGGCTTCCTTTTCGTCCACTTGCATGGCATTGCCCAGCGCAACCCAATACACCTTGTTGGCTGTAGGTTCGTTACTGGGGTTTTCTGGGCCAAGCATCCAGTCGTCGATCACGACCTGGGTGTTCTTCTTATTCTCGGCTGCGGTGATGAATTCCTCTTCGACCGGCAGGCCCATGAAGCCCTTGGGCATCATCATGAATTTGTCCATGCTGTTTCTCCTTTAAGTGATTTCGCGGCCAGATGCGCGGATGGTCAGCGAGGTGGCTGCGCTGGCAATGGTGCTGATAAAGCCACCAGGTTCGAGAGCCTGCCCCACTAATTCCGGCGTCGTATAGCATTCATCGGGTGCAATGGCGCGGGTGTCGATGATCAAGTTGGACGCTGCCGGGCTGCCTCCAGATGTCACCAGGTTGACGCTGATCGTGACGTTGCCTGCACTGGTGTTCGTGATCGTGAACTTGTCAATGATGGCCTTGCAGTTTGTGGCCATGTACTGCGTAGTTTGGCTGCTCTCGGCCTGTTTTGCTGGGATCAGCACCTTGATGGATACGGTCATGATTTATTCCTTACTGTTGGACTTGAGTGACGGACAAGACGATGGCAGGAGCACCAGGTGCGAATGCTGTGGCCGCTACGGTGTCCACCGTCACGTTGGTGCTGTCTGCCGCGAAAGCCATCTCGACGTACTCGTTGGCGTTCAGTGAGACGGTTTCGTTCAGGGCTATTGGAATGTACCCATTGTTCAAATCTGATGTTACAAGACGCGCAGAGTTTGCAATGGCAGTGCCGTTCTTCTTGAACCAAACCCAAATGTTCTTGGATGACGAGCTTCCACTGGTCAGTTGCACTGTGGCGTCAAATTGGTACAGGCCAGACTGTGGGACGATGATCTGCGATGTCGTGCCTCCAATCACCACGCCGTTGCTGATCTGCGTGTTGTCGAAAGTCAGCAGGTATTCGGTGTTGATCACCGTAGGCGTTTGATCGCTGGTTTTGGTGAACACGCCGTAATACTTCATCTGCTCGATGGTCGGGCGCACGAAGATCACGCCAGTCGATGCGTTGGACACGATGCAAGCGGCCAGCGGAATGACGTTGTTGGGGGCTGTTGGTTTGACGTTGGTGAACGCCCCAGCCGTGGTAGGGCTGGCATAAAGCAGGTCGCCCACGCTGAATGCGCTGGTGTCCAAGTCGCGCACAAAGCCCCAGGTGGTGCAGTAGCCCTTCTCGCCACTGTCTGGCAGGTCGTGGGTCATCACGCCAAGGATGTAGAGCGATGGGCTTGTGCCGTCGGCAAGGTATGGGGCCACCAGCAAAGCGTTGGGTGTTGCACCAGCGAATCCGACGACTGTGCCGTTGGGGATAGTCACCCCGGTGGTGTTGCCGACCCTGGCATAGACTTCTTGGCCGATCTGCTGCGTGACTCCGTAGTCCATGCCGAGGTTGACGGTCTGGTCTGTGGTGTTCCACGACAGGCGTCTGATCTTGCTGGTTGGTGCTGGTGATTCGCTGAGGTCGATGTAATCCGTCGCCACCGAGTTGTTGTTCTCGATGACTGGTGCGGTGGCCAGCAATTCCAAAGCCTGGGCAAGCCTGCTGATCTGGGCCAGTGCCTCGTTTGCGGTGGCCGCTGCCGTGTCTGCCTGATACTCGAAGTCAGTGCCCGTGATGACTTGTAGCTCATCCACAACAGAGAACAGCAGCTCGAACTGTCTGATCTGCTGCTGGTCGGTCAAGAACGCCGCGAGCTGGTCGCGTGTCAGGTTGAGCTTGCGGGAAACTGGTGCGGTTGCCATCAGTATGCCAATGCCTCGATCTGTGCCTCAAGGCGGATGAAGGAAATGTGCGCGTCGCTGTCGCCACGGAAGCGCTGGATGCGCCAGTTGCGCATGTGGCCCTGCTGAAACCATGCAAGACGCTTGGCTGTGTTGCCTATGGTGCCGACTGCGACGCTGCGGTCCTGACTCCATGCAAGGCCGTTTACGCTGTAGCTGGTGCTGATCTGTGGGTTGGTGCCCAATGCCACGCTGCCGGTCAAGCTGACCAGCTCCAAGCGGTTGAAAATCGCGCCGTTGCCCTCGTTGTAGGCGATGATCGTTCCGAATTCCCATCGCACCTGCTGGCCCCAATGGTGGCCAGTATCTTGCACCAGATAACCAATGGAACTGCTTTGTGGGTCGCCCACCAGCCACTTGTCGTAGCACCAGACCAGATTGCGTGCGCGGTACTGGCTGAAACCAACAGTGGTGCTGGTGAGGGTAAACCAGACCTGATCGCCAAGCGCCTCTGATGCTGATGCGTCATAAACGATGGTGCGATCTGGAAGGTGGACGTAGAGGTGCTGATGGTTTTTGTCGTTGCGTGCTTCGAGCTTGGTCTTGGCCAGCTGAACCTCTGTGTAGGTCAGGAGCAGGTTGTCGATTTCCTGCGTGCTGATCTTCTGGATGGTGGCTGCTGCACCTAGATAAATGCCTGGGGCTTCGTTGCGGCCACCGCCCAAGAAGGCGATGCGTTCTAAGTAGACGCAGCAGGCTTGCGTGCCGAGACAACCCTTCTGAACTTGAGCGCCGTCGATGCGAGCAAATGGGAACAGCTCGCCGCCTACGTTGTCGAACACCTCAATGGTGTTGCTGTTGAGCGCATAGATCTCGTTGCGCAGCTTGAGCAAGGCCGCCACTGGATCGGGGTCAACCTCGGAACTGCCATATTTGAGGGGGTTGACCTGCAAAGGGTCTGTCAGCTCGGTGACGATGAGGAACTCGCCGTCGGTGGTCATGAAGTAGCCGTCAACCCAAACTACATCCAGCACGACGCCAAGATCTGGGTCTGTGTTCTGCGTGAGTGTGTTGGTGGCTGGATTCCAGAAGTACAGACGGCCACCGGATGCGATGGCCAGCAGCTCGAAGCTGTAGTCCATGGTCACCAGCTCTGTGGTGGGACCGCCTACATCTCCCAGCACTGTCACAGCGCCATTGCTGGCCACGGTCACGAGTTTGGTGCCCATGACCCGATAGCAGACGCCGTTCCAGTTGATGCCGCCACGGTCTGTGCCTGGGCCTGTACCGTTGGCCACGATGCCGTCACCAGGGCGCAGGAATCCGTTGCTGATGCCGGACTGCTTTGGCACTGGCACCATGTTGACCGGGTAGGCCGTGCGCAGCTCTGGTGTGGTGTCGGCATAGATGCCGTTTAGGATTGGAATTTGCATTAAAACAGCTCCAGCAGAATCAAAGCAACCCAACCTGGGGAAGCTGTGGCCAAAGCATCAAGCGCCTCGACTTGGCCTTCTTTGCGCACGTATTGATTGATCTCGTAACCCACACCAAGGGCTGTGGTTGAGAAAGCAAAAAACCAGCCATGGCTGAAGTTCGTGAGGATGAATGCACCGCAGAAGGCTGCGATTAGGCCGCAAATTCCAAGTGCAATGTGTAGAAGTTTGTCGCGTTGCATATTTACCACTTGACCTTGTTTGCCCAATACGCTGCGCTCATTTTGCCCTTGGCAATATTGTCAGCGTGCCTGGCTTTGAATGATTCGCGCCGCGCTTGGCTGGCCTTGGACTCGCCCTCTTTTTTGGGAGAGCCGGACACGCCTTGCTGACCGAATCGAATGGTCTTGATCTGGTCGCCAGACTTGGCCACGACAACGTGGCTTTTGGTTGGGTGCGATGGCGTGGCCTTGGGCTTGTTGTAGCCCGAGACACCGGCACGTGCAAGGCGTGTGTCTTTGGTGGCCATGGTTTAGGCGACGCGATACCAGCTGTTTGTGGCCTGGTAGAAGCGCATGGTGAAGAAGGCATTGGCGGCCAGTGTGGTTGGTGCGCCGAAGGCTGCTGCTGCGCCGTTCAGGGCCAGCGTGAAGCTGGTGATGATTTGGGTGGTGGTAACCAGCACCTGTGTGCCGTCTGGCACGCCAGTGTTGAGAGGCAGAGTCACTGTGCCAGCGGCCAGAGTCCCGGCAGGCTGCAAGATCATCCACTGCTGTTCGCTGGTGGGCGTAGGCACTGTAATGTTGAATCCAGTGCCTGGGGTGTACAGGTTGGTGGCCACGGTTGGGGCTGCAAACACTTGCTGGAAGTATTGCAGCAGCTGCGTGATCGAAACCTTGCGTGCGTCGCCGTTGTTGGAGACGTAGACCGGAATTAGATCACCGCCAGAGACCTGGCTGATGCCCGAAAGCTGGTTGATGGTTGGCATGTTGGTTCCTCAGTTGAATTCGATGGGGCCATCTTGACCGGCCAGGACTGGATCGACGGGCGGACGGATGAATGGGTTGTCGTAGACGCGCCATGGTTTGTTGCCTGCGCCTGCTGGCATGGTGCTTGGCAGTTGTTGCTGCACTGGCATGGCTGCGCGTGACAGGAGCGTGTTGTACGACTCTTTGGCCGTAGCCTTGGTGTCTGGCATGACCTGCTTGCCGTAGGAAGGACCGATCTTGATCGCCAGGTTGGTGTAGATGGCCTCGTTGGAGCTGTCTGGCACGTTGGTTTGCTCGTCCAAATCACTGTCCTGTGGGCTGGATGGCAGAGGGTAGCCGAGGCGGATGCCGAGGGCGTTCCATGCAGCCATCATGGTGTCCAAGCGCCGAAGGGCAGATTGCATTTGCTCTGGCCCGAGGTCAAAGGCGTAGGAGGCCAGTCCGATCTCGTCGAAGGCCTGCTCGATAAATTGGCGCTTGGTCCATCCCATTGTCATTCTCCAGTTGGCGC